AATTTGATTAAAAGTATCTTGTGTAAATGTAAACTCAACATCTACAGAAGGCATAGTTATATCTGTCTTTGGTGATGTAACAATAGATGGATCACTAAAGAAATAGTTAAGAGAACTTCCACCACCCTCTTCATCTAACTTTACACTTTTATCTGAAAAGTTAAGTGATGGTTTTTTAAATAAAGAAAGTGCAGATAAAAATTCATTCAAATCATATATCGCAAATTCATTTTGAAACGTGTCTGGTATTGTTGCTTTTGCAACAATGTTTTTCATTGCAGACATTGTTCCAATCACATTACCACTATTAACCATTAGATTTTGATTAATAGAGGAGAAGTTCTTTAAAACTTCTTTTGTATCATTACTAAGATTCATGTTCACTCCTTATATTTGTCATGATTATAGATTGCCATTATACCATAATGTACTATTTTAAACAAGTCATTTCTATTTCGTCCTTGTTTTTTTCCATATCGTTGTGCGTATTTCATCACATTTCCGATACAAAAACCTTCGCCATGGCCGCTGTCCATGATAAACTCTGATGCCTGAAATTTATTTTGGGAATAATGAGCTTCATATGTTTTATCTACATATGTTTTTAATTCATTAAGAATTTGTTCTTCATTATAACAATATTGTGGTTTTTTCATAATATAAATCTCTCCATTTTCACATACTATAACATAAAAAAGTGCCTCTGTCAAGAGGCACTTTCAGATAACAATTACTTGATATCAATTAAACGAGGTTTCTTTTCCTCTGGTATTACTCTTTCTAATTTAATAGAAAGCATACCATCTTTTAATGAACCACCATTTACAACAATATCATCTGCAAGAGTAAATTTTCTTGTAAAGTTTCTTGTTGCAATACCACGATAAAGTTTATCATCTTCATCTTTTGATTCTTTAATAGATTTAATTGATAAGACGCCTTCTGCAATTTCTACCTCAATATCATCTTTACTATATCCAGCCAAGGCCATTTCAATAGTAAAGTTGTAGTCACCATCTTTTATAATATTGTAAGGTGGAAAACCTGTTGATTCTGCTTGATGATTTGCATAATCCCACAATCTATCAAATTGTCGGTCAAATCCAACTGCATAAGGTGTTAAGTGATTTACGTCAAACGCTTGAAGTGCGTTTCTAAAAGTGCTTAAGTTTGTCATTGCTATCTCCTTTATTAAGCAAGATTAATGCGATAGACCTATAAAGCATCTATCACTATTATTTATATAGGGATTAACTTAGAAAAGTCAACCCCTATACAAAACTTTTTTTAATTATCTAAATAGAATAACTTAGCAGTTTGGATTGAAGAAACATACTTATCCTTAAATATTGAAACTGCCTTCTTGTGCATATTAGTACCAGGCAAAACAACATTAATAGTATTTGCCTCCAATACTTCATTTTTTTCTTCATCAGTTAATGTTTTCATGTAATTTGAAAGGTCGTACTCGTACTTGTTTGCAAACTCATCTTTATCAATTCCAGTGTTTAACCTCACTAACCTCCCTAAAGTTTGAATTGCAAATTCAGTAATTGCCTCTCCTAAAGAATTTTTCTTATTTTGAGGCTTGAATGAAAACAAAGTCTTTAAAGTAAAGATGTTCATACCCATCTTTCCTTTCTGAACAACAATAACAATCTTTAAGGGGTCATTATTATCATTCAACTTCTTCTTAATTTCATCTTCATCTAACTTCTGAAAAGAATCATTTATTGAATAAACTCCAGTTTCATTCTTTTCGCCAGTCATTAATGCAATTACCATTTCATCTTCACCGACTAAAGATTGTGAATGTAGAGCATTTTTAGTAATATGCAATACATAAGATTTATCATAGCCAGTTGATGCATTGTAATTACCAACAGAAACCATCATAGTCTTTTTAATCTTGGTAGGTGCAAGAAAAGTTTTAGTAATCGTATCTTCATATAATGAGTTGATATGAAACTTATCAGTTGAAAAATTATAATCGTAAAAAATCTCCTCGCCAAAGTAAGCAACCTTAGGCAACATAACCTTTTTAGAAGGCAACTCATTGATAACTTCAAATGTCATATTACCAATAGTTTTAACATTCCCAAACTGTTCTGCATTAGGAGTTGCAGTTAAACCAAAGATATAAGGTGAATGGAAAGACAAAACATCTAAATTTTTAAACATAGTTGCTTCATAGGTAGTATTTGAAGAACCATTTACATCCTTATAATTATTTACATCAGAAACTAACCAAGTATGAGCCTCATCAATAAAAATTGAAAAGATCTTACCAGAGTTCTTTAAATAATTAATAAACTCCTTACCCTTTTCAGAAACAATAAATGCTTGATGTGTGGTCAATAAAACAACTTTCATACCAAGTTCAGCATCATGAAGTGCCTGCTTAACATTATCAACAACTGATACCCCCAAAACCTTGAAAGCAATCTTTTTAAAATCATCCTTATCTAAAATTTCTGTAGTAGGAACTGAAACAACAAAGATATCAACATTTTTTTCTTTTGCAAGATAGGGAATAAAAACCTTTGCAGTAGAATAAGTCTTACCTTGGCCAGTAACACCAGTTAAAATCTTCATCACACCAGTTGTATGAACAAAATCTTTATCATTGACCTTATTCATAAAAGGAGAAATCAAATAATCATTTGCATTCTTCTTATATTCATTCATATTAACAACATTTTCTATCATAACGAATCACTTTCTTTTAACTATACTATAATTATAGATGTTTTCATAACAAATGTCAAGTATTATTTTTAAAAAAGTGGGGGATTTCTCCCCCATTATTTTAAACTTTTTCTGCGTACTCAAGAGCCTTATCTAGAGCCTTTAGTTTAACTTTTCTGTTTCTACCATACCATGCAGAGGTTAACCTACCATCAGTACTTCTACCTTGTAAGTGATCTGTCATATGAGTTACAGAATTAAATGCCTGCCACCATGAACCTTCTGCAAAATTAGCACCAGGCTGTTCTTGTAAATTTTCATGAGCAATTTTTGCATTTCTAGAAGTAAATTCTTTACCATCAACTTTTGTAGGCGAACCAAATACTTCATTGAAGTAGTTTACTACATTATCTGCACTGTATCTTTTAGATCCAAGAAACTCAGCCATTGACTTATACTGTTCCATCTTTTCTCTTGCAATACCCATTTGTTCTTTAACTTCTTCTACATCAAATTCTTTTCTGTGATTAACAGTAACCATATTATCAGAATCTGTAGACAATGATAAAGTTAAAGTATTATTACAAACAACACGAATTGGTGTCATTCTAATATTGATTGCTTTTCCAAACTGATGTGGATTAGTAAACAGAAAGTAATTCTCTGTAACATCACCCTTAAACAACTCAAAAGATTCGTTTGTTTTTGCAAGTGCCCAAACTAACTGACCATCTTTTAGTGATCCTGCTGTGTGCATTTCCATATCACCAGCCATTACATACTCTTGGAAAAAGTCAAATGCGTCAGAGTTTTGAACTGGATTCCAACCAGAACCTACAGTATCTAAAACTTTATTATCAGATGAACGAACTAGTGCTTGTTTATTAGGCACTTTAATACCATTGACAGTAAACATATCTTGTTTTTCAACTGTCCAATCTAGTCCAGCAACTTTTTGGAATTGGTCTGGTGTAATATCAGCTTCTACTTTAGTACCAAGACCATGCCATGGCAATTCACCAACATATGCCATTTGAGCTTTTCCATTTATCATTTCTAATTCATGAGCCATTATCTATATTTTCCTTTATTCAATTGATTATAGAATCACTATATCATGTTCTAATAACATTGTCAATATGTTTTTAAAACTAATTTCAAGAGAAAAATTCCATTAAAGGTGCAGTAACTTTAATTCTTGATTGTGCAATTTCAAAATACTCTTCTTCTTTTTCTATACCGATAAAATCAAAACCCTCATCTTTTGCAGCCATTCCTGTAGAACCACTTCCCATAAAAGGATCAAGAACTGTACCACCTTTTGGTGTAACTAATCGACAAAGATATTTCATCAGTTCGATTGGTTTTACTGTAGGGTGTACATTCTTTCTTTCGGTTGTAGGTTTAGTATCACCACTATCTAGTCCTTTGTTCCTTTCCTCTTTTGATACTTTTGGACAATAGAAATATCTTGATGCAGAACCAGAATCACGATAGTCATGTGTTTCTCTACCATCACTCATACCCCATAATGGTTCACTATTACCACCTCTTTTTGGATTATTGGTATTTCCTATTCTTGCACTAGTAGTTTCTGGAAATATATCTTGCACTACATCACTACCATCATGCATTACATTAGCAGGAAATCTACCAAAATTATTCTCTTCTATTTCTTTTCTTTCAATGGGTCTATCCCTATCTTGTCCAAAACTTAATTTGTCTAATCCACCCCTTGCAAGAGCTTCTTTTGCGACATCTCTAAATGATGGATTTGTTGGTGGTCTTTTTACTTCACCCTCTATTCTACATTCATCAATATTAATACCACCAGTTCCATGTTTTAATACATTTTCTGCAATAGATTTTTCTGATATCGGTTTTCTTGCCATTACGATTGGTTCGTGTGCAGGCTTAAGGTGTGTTCCCCAACCATCCCAATCTCTACCATCTTCAGTTTCAAAATCATATTCTTTTGTTTTTTTAGTTCTATAAAAAGTATCAATATCATTTCTGGTATTACCTTCAATTTTTTCTCTTTTTACACCATGCATTTCAGAAGAACTATCTTTTGTTCCATGACGAACTCCTCTATGAATTTTATCTATATTTTTTCCAATATTCATACTTTTTGGAAATCCACTTCCATATATCCACATAATCTGGTCACGAATTTCAAAACCAGCATCTTCTACAGCAACTGCCATTCTATGATACGTTCTACTACCAGAAAATGCAAGCAGATGACCACCTGGCTTTAGAAGTTTATATGCGAGTTCCCAAGTTTCTTGACGAAATGCAATATCTCCACCATCCCATTCTTTACCCATAAA